AGTCTTTTGTGACGTGGCAGTGCGGCGTTGGGAAGAATTCACTGGGAAGAAGGCAATCTTAAATGGCTGATCAGAAACAAAACTTGGCTGATATAGCGCGGAAGAAGCGGCACTTGCATTTAATCGAGAAAATGCAAAGCGGCAAGCCATTGAGCAAATCTGAAATTATCGAGATTGAGCAGTTCGAGGCAGAGCCGCTCGCGCCCTCGGTTGTCAAAACCATAGAAGAAGTTGCCAAGGTGATGGATGTGTCCTACCGCACCGTCCAGCGTTGGAAGCAGGACGGAATGCCAACGACCAAAGACGGGTTTTATGATCTTGATGAGATTAAGGCGTGGCATGTAACGCGGAATGAGGATGGTTTAAATGAATTCAAGGATCGCAAGGAGTATTGGGAGGACAAGATTCTTGAGTATAAGGCGACCATGCTTGAGCTGGAATTAAAGAAAGCGACCGCTGAGGTTGTTTCGAGGGACGAGGTCGAGAAGGGGCGTGTTGCCCGGGTCATGATGATCAAGCGTGAGTTTTTGTCTTTGCCGCGAATCATGGCACCTAAACTTGCGATGCGTGAACCACGCGACATTGAAGCCGAGCTTTATGAAACGATAAGCAAAATTATAGATGATTTCTCAGGAGTGAAAGATGCTGTTACAAACGGAAAAGGAAATATTGAGCCAGCAGGAACGGCAGGCATGGATGAGGCCGCTTCCGATAACGGTGAGCCAGTGGGCGGATCAGTATCGAGTTCTTAATTCGGTAACATCCGCGGAGCCGGGTCGCTGGAAAACAAGCCGGACGCCGTATTTAAAGGGCATCATGGATGCTTTTACGGATCCGTTTGTTGAAGAAATTACGGTCATGGCGGCATCGCAGGTCGGCAAGACCGAGGGCATGTATAACATGCTTGGATACCTTATTGATCAGGATCCGGGCCCTACGCTTATGGTTCTGCCGCGTGAAAGCGACGCAAAGAGCGTTTCATATAACCGCGTTCTTCCAATGATTGAAGGGGCTGGTGTTTTACGCTCGCACGTCAGCGAGGTTTCAGATGATATTACGAAACTCGAATATCATTTAGATCGCATGATTCTTTATTTCGCTGGATCAAACAGTCCAGCAGATTTGGCATCGCGGCCGATCCGATATTTATTTCTCGATGAGGTAGATAAATATCCGAGGTTCTCAGGGCGTGAAGCTGATCCGATTAAGCTGGCGTCCGAGCGGCAGAAAACATTTTGGAATAAAAAGACAATTAAGGTATCAACGCCGACAACCCGAGACGGCTATGTTTTTCGTGAATATGACAGATCAGATAAACGCAAATATTACGTTCCATGTCCGCATTGTGGAAAGTATCAGGTTCTTGTTTTTGGTCAGATTAAATGGCCGAGCAGTGAGCGGTCGGCTGAAAAGATAAAAAATGAGCGACTCGCTTGGTATGAGTGTGCGTATTGTAAGAAGCGGATCGAAGATTATCACAAAAATAAAATACTTCCTCGAGGACAGTGGGTGCCGGAGGGCGCGGACATTGAGGATGACGGAACGATCACAGGTGACGTGATAAAAAGCAAACACCGAGGTTTTTGGATCAATTCGCTATATTCACCGTGGCTGACATGGAGTGATATCGCCTCGGAGTTCTTGAAGTCAAAAGATTACATTGAGCTGTTGATGAACTTCGTCAACTCATGGCTTGCCGAGGTATGGGAAGAAAAGATTGAGGAAACAACGGTTGATAAGGTTCGTAATTTATCGCGGGATTATGACACAGGGATTGTCACGGAAGATGTTTTTGTTTTGACGGCTGGCGTGGATGTTCAGAAGGATCATTTTTATTATGTGATTCGAGGGTGGGGATATTGTGAGGAGTCGTGGCTTATTAAGGCTGAGCGGGTTGAATATTGGGAGGACATCGTTGATCGTTTGTTCAAAACTGAATACAAGCGCATCGGCAGTGAAGAAACACTGCCGGTTTATTTAACGTGCGTTGATTCTGGATATCGAACCGATGAGGTATATCAATTTTGCCGGTTCTGGCATGACAAGACGAAGGCGATTAAAGGTCAGGAAGAATTAACCGACGGCAGATTTTATCGGGCAACGAAGATTGATATTAACTCGCGCACGGGAAGCATGATTCATAACGGACTTGTTTTGTGGAACATCAACACGATGCAGTATAAAGACAAGATCAATCGGCTGGTGAACTCGAAGGATCCTGCCAAATGGCATTTATTCAAAAATGTATCGGATGAATATCTCGCGCAGTTTACCGCAGAGCATAAAGTTTTAATCAGGAACAGAAACACCGGCGCGGCGAAAGAGGTTTGGCAGAAAAAGAAAGAGGCGATTGCGAATCATTATCTTGATGCGGAAGTTTATGCGGTTGCCGCGGCGGATATTATCAGGGCTTTGAATATTAGACGCGAGGAAGGCGCGAAACAGCAACGTGTGATTGATGATCAGCTTAACGCGAAACAAATTTGGATCAGAAAGCGGGAAGGGTCTTGGCTGTAATGGGCAAATGGCTCGAACGAAAATCAAATTGGCTGAAAAATGACGGATGGCAGGAAAATGTCCGGCAGGCAGGGCGTCCGGCAAACAATAGTGAAGATTATGGCGTGCGATTCATTCCTATTCGTTGCCCGAAATGTCGAAGCAAAGACAATAAATGTTATTCAAGCCACCCGCCGATCCGGTATCACGTTTGCAATAAATGCGGGCATAATTTCAAATCAGTGGAGGCTAACGATGAAAAATAATTATTACTAATTTGTAGTAACGACCATATTGTCAAATAGTGTGGTTCAGGTAAAATTAAAGTAGAAAATTTATAGCGGGACAGCTGATCACTGTTGCCGACCCAATAGCAGTAAAAAACCCGATTCCTTGCGCAAGGGGGAGTCGGGTTTTTTTATTGGGCAAAAGGAGGCATATGAGTTCACCGTCGAAAGAAGTAATGCTTGAGAACGTTGAGAATGCGATAAATGCGCGTATTACAGGCGGCGCGGTGCAGGCGTATTCGATTGGCGGCCGCAATCTTCAGTATGTGCCGCTTTCCGATCTCTACAAGTTGCGAGATCAATTAAAGCGTGAGATCGCGGGTTCTGGCGGCACGACGACCTATGCTTCATTTGGGAATCCATCATGAAAAAAACTTTTACTGAGTCATTAGCTGGCGGTCTTGACGCTTTTGTTTCGTTCTTCTCGCCGCGTGCGGGTCTTAAACGGCGCATGTATCGGGAAGCGATTAAGGTTTCAGACAGGTTCAGCGCGTATCGGGGCGCATCCCGCGATCGGCTTCGATCTTCGTGGCTTCCGGGCGGCGGTTCCGCGGACGAGGACTTATTGCCTGAGCTTAAAGACATCCGGGAGCGTAGCCGCGATTTAAATCGCAACGATGCGCATGCGTCAGGCATTACCTCCACCATGACCACCAACGTGGTCGGCTCAGGCATTCGTCCTCAATCGCGTGTCGATATGGAGGTTCTTGATATCACCGAAGATCAGGCGAACACATTTCAAAAAGACGCTGAACGAGTTTGGAAACGCTGGGCTCCTTTTGCTGATGCTGGTTATCGCATGGACTTCTACGAGATTCAGCAGTTGGTCGATCGGCAGATTCTCGAAAATGGCGAGGCGTTAATTATTCCGATGATGCTTAAGGATCCAGTGCGGCCGTATTCGCTTGGGCTTCAGGTAATCGAATCCGACCGGCTTGATACCCCGACTGATAGGCGCGGTGATAAGTCAGTCAGGTCAGGAGTAAAGATCGGAGAGAAGGGCGAGCCGGTTTCATATTTTATACAAAAGACTCATCCCGGAGATATGCGGTACGCCAAGCGCGAGGAAAGAGTGTTTATCGAGATTCCCGCGTTTAACGAATACGGCAGACGGAATGTTTTTCATCTTTATTACGTTCAGCGTTCAGGGCAGACAAGAGGCGTTCCGTTCTTTGCGCCGGTTCTTAATTATTTCAAAGACCTTTCGGAATATGCGGAGGCAGAACTTGTCGCGGCGAGAATCGCGGCGTGCTTCTCGCTTTTTATCACATCTGAGGCATCGATGGACGTATCCGCGAGCGGCGCGTATGACCGTAGTCCTGCGGGTCAGCTTATCGAGAGTTTAGAGCCGGGCATGATTAAGCACCTTATGCCGGGTGAAAGCATCACGTCGTTTAATCCTCAGCGTCCGGGGTCGAGTTTCGAGCCGTTTGTTGAGCGCATTTTAAAGGCTATATCAGCGGCGTTAGGTTTGCCGTATGAGCTTGTGGCAAAAGATTTTTCAAAGACAAATTATTCCAGCGCACGGGCGGCACTGCTTGAGGCTAGGCGGTATTTCAAAATGCGTCAGGAGTGGTTATCCCGCAAATTATGCCAGCCAGTTTGGGAGATGCTTCTTGAGGAAGCGTATTTAAGAGGCGACGTCAGGGCGGATACGTTCTATGAAAATCAGCGTTACTGGACGAACGCGTCATGGATTGCCCCGGGTTGGGAATGGGTGGATCCGCTTAAAGAAGCACAGGCGGCTGAGGTTGGTTTAAGAAACGGCATCGTGACGTATTCCGATCTTTATGCGCAGTCAGGCAAGGATTGGGAGGAGAGTTTCGATCAACGTAAGCGTGAGCAGGCGAAGCTCAAAGAA